GCCACCCGACGATAGTAGCGGTTGGAGTTGATCTGTAGACGACCTAGACCTTGCTCTAGACCTTCAGCGAAAGGATTGGAGACCATAGAATAGCGGGTCTTGAAGCCAATACGCTGATGGAACATCTTAGGATCAACAGCACGCACCATCTGCAGAGGGATGTAGGGGCAGTAGAAGAGACCAGCATCCATAGGAGAGGTTCCCTTATAACCCACCACATAATAGTGATCGTTGCTTACGTTAGCAGCATAGCTGTCAACATACACACGATACTTACCCATTAGAGTACCAGCAAACAGGTTGCCAGTATCGTCTACGTTCAGGTTAGCATTGAGAGCAGGGGTATAATCGAGTACACCAGCCATTGTTAGAGCAGAAGCCACGTCAGCAGAGCACATAATCACGTTGCCCTTCCCGCGACGAGTACGCTGGGCCACAGCGTTAGCATCACGCTCAATCTGGAAGATTAGACCTTTGAACTTCTCAACGGACCAACGGCCATTTGAGTCGATGTCAAGGTCGAATACACCAGGAGTAGCAACGTTATTAACAGCACCCTGTTCGGCTACCTTATAGATGGTACGAATAATCTCACGGTTGATCTCAGAGAGAATCTCGGTGGAGAGAATATTCGCAAGCTCAGCTTCAGCACTGGTATTATGGATAGCCTTAAGGTCCTGCATTAGCTCCATACTGTACTCACCAGCCAGAGCACGGCTCTTAGCGATAGCCACAACCTTTTCGATAGAGAATGACATCTCATTGAATTGGTTGGTATCACCATTACCGAGGTTCTCAGCATCACCAGTCACCATACCTTGACCCACGTTGTAGGTTTCGGTTGAAGTTGCGGTGGGGTTGAGTAGACCAGGGTTAGTGCCACGCTGAATAGTGGTACCAATACCAGCAGCGGTAGAACCGAAACCAGCAAGGTTGAAACCACTGTTCTGACCAGAGAAGGCAGAATCCACTTCATTGAAGAAGGTCTCAGGACCAGTCTGGTTGGTATAACGGCTACGGAGAGCGAAAATTAGACCAGAAGGACCATTCATAGGCTGAACGCCAGCTAGGTCATAAGCGACCAGATTAGGCATTGCCCGACGAATGAGGCTGATTAGGATAGGATCGAAACCAGCAACAGGACCACCAGCAGCAGCACTACCAGTGAAACCACCTGAAGCACCAGGAGCGTTAGCGGAGTTGGTTGGACTCTCCATTAGAAGAGTGCCGTTTTCGAAAGCGTTATTGTCCCGTAGGAAGCTTTCTTGGTTTTCTAGCAGTTGAGCGGTTACAGCCCGACGATAAGAATCTTTGATAGGGTTAAGACCATCATAATTCAGAAGGGGAGCCCACTTTTCCTGCAGTTGTTCTTGTACGAACATTTGCGTTTACCTCTTAAATGTGTTTGTTTGGGTTTGATTTAATCTTGAATTCAAACATTTGCTACAGCAGCAGCCGCCCGAAGATATGCTTCCATTGAGGCTGAGTAATTACTAGCCTGGGGAACTTCCACACCTTCAGATAGGGTTTCTAGCTGAGCAGTTAGGACCCGACGATTTTGTGGGAAATAAGATTCCCGAAGGGTCATTAGTTTTTCACGATAAGAATCTGCACTTTCAAACTCAACACTTTCTGCAAGTGAAGCGAGCTTTTCCTGCTGAGTGATAGCTAGACCATCAGCAACATCATCAAAGATTTTATCAGCAACGGACTCAGAAAGTTTCTGGGTTAGCTGCATATTTTTCTCAATTTGCTCGTTGAGTTTATTCTCCATTTCGTCAAGTTTTTGAACCATATTCTCTACAACATCATACTTCTCCTCAGGGAGATTTACATTATGTTCTTCAAAAAGATTGAATAGTTTACCGAGGAAAGATTCAGCAATCTGTTCCCGAATACCGTATTGGATAGCAAGTTCATTCTCTTGCATCCATTCATCAGCCACATACTCTAGATAAGCATCTACACGCTCTTGGAGAGACTCGGCAATTTCTTGCACTTCCTCAACAAGGGCAGCCTCATACTGCTCTTCAAGACGCTCACGGATTTCGTTGACCTTAGAACGAACTGCGGCCTCATAAATTACGCGAGTCTTTTCCTTGAATTCCTCAGAGAGGTCTTCACCAGCAACAAGAGCCTCAACATCATCCTCTAGATCATAA